GCATTGCTCGTTCTGTGTCCCGTCGACGGGTATGAACGTGTCCAGGATGCCGCGGTCGTCGTCGTAGTTGTGCAGCAGATGGGCCATCCAGACGGGACAGCTCTGCTCCCGGTCGTGGTGGCAGCGCATGCACCAGCGCTCCTGGTACAGACCGCCTTCCGTGCCATTGGCGAAATAGCCCATCGCTATCTGCGCTCCCATCGGATCAAAACGCCTTCAAACCATTCCGGAGTGCCAGCAAAGAACTCAAAAAACTCATCCCGGTTTGCAAATCCATCAGCCAGAGCCAGTTCGCAAACCTCATACGAGTCCAAAACTTTGCCCGCGAGGCCAACCCAAGGCTTCTTGATGCGAATGGGCTCTATGGAGACGCAAACAGGATCGGGATCGATCAGCTTCCGGCAGGCTTTGGTTCTCATGCCGGTGTAGAGCTGGATCGGCTCGCCCGAGCGCGCGTGGCGCTGGCGTGGCGCACGGATGGTTTGCCGCTTGGCGCCGGTCTCGACGGCGTCCGCAAACTCCTTCTTGAAGCTATAGGCAACCATCGCTATGCGACCTCGCCCTTGCTGAAACATGCCCCGTATATGCCCCACAAAGAGGCGCAAACTGCCCCATCCGGGCGCAAACGGGCGCATTGAGCGGTTGGCGAGGCGCGGTCCCGACCGTCCCTTAAGTTGCTGATTTTACTGGATAGAATGCGCGGTATGCTTGGTGCCGCCGGGGAGATTCGAACTCCCGGCCTCGCCCTTACCAAGGGCGTTTTTTCCGGCGCTATACCGCAGAAATCAGCCATTCTGAAAACCAATGCCCCGCATATGCCCCACGAAATCACTCTTTGGCGTCCCTGTTTTCTTCGTACACCTGCACATGCTCGGGTAGCGCGCCGCCGAGCGTGTCATCCCGTTCGACGTCGTGCCAGGGATGGCCCTCACGCATCATTTTCACGTCGAGCCGTTCGAGCTGGGCACGCAATGACGCTGCGTTCTCAGATGTCCGGGCCGTACCGGCAATGTGGTTTTCCGGTTGCCAAGACTGCCCTGTGATCGCTTCGACCAAACTGATAATGTCAGCCTGCGTCTTGATGTGACGCACATGAATGAACCGATGGTATCGCCCCGCCGCATCAGACCGGAACCAGCAGAACCATTCTTCGTCTCGAGATGACATTCGGGATACCTCAAGACCGATATCGCAGTAACAGACCGTTCGGTCCGCTTGCGCGTCACCAAGCCAAAGGAGCCAATGCTTCGTCGGCTGGCGATCAAATTGGTGCCATTTGAAGCCGACTTCGGCCAACCATTCATCGGTGATTAATTCTGCTGTTTGGCTCATCCCGCTTTCCTCACCTGCCGCCCCTGGCCCCATGCCCGCCCGACAGCATCAATCAGCGGGCCGGGAGATTGTGTTAGCCTTTGTCCCCGGAGAGCTGCGTACGCTCGCCCGTCTTCCCGCCAATTGATCGCCGGCTTTCTCCCGACTGTCACGCCCATGGGTTTGCACTGTTGCTTGCCGGCCACGACCTCACTTCTGGGGCTGTGCAACCGGCTCATGCTGGGAACAGGACGTTTTCCCGCTGCCTCGCTCATCCCGCGCTCCTAATCCGCTCCTGCCATCCCCGGTCCGTAAGCAGCACGTAGTCGCCGTCAGAGTGCCTGACGATTTTTAGCCAGCCGCGTCGCTGTAGGCGTGGGATGGCGGCCTGAATATGCGACGCAAAACGCTGATCCGGGCTGGTTCGGGCAATGCTTCGCAGAAAGCCCCTATCAAGCCGTTCCATATAGCGGCGCGCGAAACGAATCTTCATCCCGCCCTCCTGATCCGTTGCCGCCCCTGGCCCCACGTCCTCCCGACAGCATCAACAGCCTCGTCCACTTCGCTCTGTTCCAGATGGCTATACCGCCGTGCTGGCATCTGGATACTTGCCCATCCGAGGGCCTTCTGAACATGGGCGAGGCTGTAGCCGGCCCGCAGAAGGCGCGTGGCGGCGGCGTGACGGCCCAAGGCATGAAACGGGTAGTACCGGACGCCCGCGGTCCTGCACGCCTCTCTGAGGGCCGGATACCAGTTGGAGCGGTGGGCATAGCGGAACAGCCGGTCGCGCCCCCGCCAGTTCGGGATGGCGAGGATGCTTGCCATCGCCGGGCCCGGTATCTTGACGACCGCGGGCTTGCCGGATTTGGTCGTGTGCAGGATGGCCCGGCGCTGGGCAAGGTCGATGTCGTCAGGGTGCAGGGCCAGGGCCTCGCTGACTCTCCTGCCGGTCAGCGTCAGGAACACCAGCAGCGCGGCCAGCTCGGGCTCGCAGTGCGGGAGCACGGCATCGAACCAGTCCTCGGGCGGTATCTCGAGCGGCGTGGCCGCGTCGTGGCCTTTGGGCCTCTCGATATCGTGCTTGTGCTTGGCCAGCTTCATGATGCGCAGGACCGGAGTGTAGACTTGCCGGTTGTGCGTCGAGGGCGCGCAGTTCGGATAGAGCACATGACAGGCCCGCGCCATCGCCGCCTGATCGATCTCGCTAAGCGCCTTCGTGCCGAAGTGCTGCAACAGCGGCTTGATGTATCGCTTATTTCCGGTCGTTTCCATGTACGTTATGGCCGCCCCTGCAAACGTTTGGCCTCGCTGAGGCTTATTATAGGCGTGGTCCCAGTACTCGCTTTCGAACTTGTCCGCCGTTTGCTTGGCTCGCTTTCGGTTACCAGTGTGAGTGCTTCTTTCAATTCGTCCCCAGGCAATTGAGCCGTCCGCTTTTTGGTACGGGATGTAGAGCCTCGCGTACCAGACGTCGCCCCGCTTTCTGAGTGTGAAGGACATGCCGTTTTCTCCCGCTTGAAACGTTCCCACTGTTCAGCGGTAACGTACCACCGGGGGCCGGATGCAAAGCAACAGCCAAGGCGCTTCAGCTCGTCCGTCAACCAGCGCTCAGCCGGGCGCGGCTCGGGATATTTCGCGCGGATCTGGGCGATGGTGAAAATCTCCTCGTCCATCAGCCCTGCTCCGGGAAGCGGTCGCGTATCTGGGATATGGTCAGGAGGCGGGTCATGTGGATGGCTTGTTGATCCCCGGATGACTGACGGGCGGGAAGATTCCGTGGCGCTCAAGCCAGCGGTTGCGGTCGCGGGCGCGCAGATGCCATTTCGGGTGCGCCTTGCTGAGCCGTTTCAATTCGGCATCACGCTCCCTTTTCGTCTCATGAACAGACCATGTGGCCCACTGCACGAGCGACGACACATTGCCGGTCACTGGAATTCGTCGCGCCCGCTCAATTAGATATTCCGTCTTGTTCTCAATTTTCGGCTCTGAAAAGCTGAACGTACGCGGCTGCGGGTCCATCCAGTCGTCTGTCATGTCTGGCTTGTCGCCCATCACCTACGCCTCGCCTTCATCCGAAGCCGGTCCAGCAAGAGCAATAAGCCCCGCATCTTGAAGAATTTTCTCAATGTGTTCTCGGCGTTCATACGCCCCCCACAACGACGCGATGCGGTGGCCATCTGCATCATGCAGATACGTGAACGCCCCACCATTGCCGGTCGGGTGCCACCTGACCTCCCAAGGCAACGGCGGAGCTGTTCTCAGGGGTTCCGCACAGCTCTTGATTGGCTCAACCCAAACCCGTTTCCAATGAGCAGCAACGACCGGATAGTCTTCCGCCGCTTCCTTGGACGGAAACCCGCGCCGAAGTGTGTGAACACCCCCGGATTTCATTTCGGCCATAACTGCGTATTCAATCATTCCGTCGCCTCATCCGCGCCCACAGCCTCGCCGGCCACAGCAACAGCCGCCCGCACAAGCTTGCTATCAGTCCCGGCTTGAATCCTGCGGGTTTCTTCGAGTTCTTCGCCATAGCGCCGCCGCTGTCGCTCGAGTTCGCGTTGGTAGGCTGCCATCAGCCCGTGATAGAGATGCGCCGCAATCGTCTTGGGCGGCCGGTGCCTGAGTGACCAAAAGATGTTTGCCGGGATGCCGTACTTGGCTTCCAGATCGTGGCGGGCGCGCTCTAGCGTACTGCCCTTGGCCTGCTCCTCTTCAAGCGTGCGAGCCCAGCCCCGCGCCCGGTCGACATAGTCAGCCGCGGTCATGGTTTGCTCCGTTCGCAAAGGATTGTTGCGCACTGTCATTCGCCTCCGTGCTATGTTCATAATCGAACAAAGCAACGGAAGGAATTCGCATACTGAAGGCGGCTAAGTTCCTGCCAGAACCGATGTAGTCGCCTGCATTCATTAGTTCGTTACCCCGCTAGACTTCCCGGTCCTCTGTCTGGGAAGCTCCCGCGCCCGGCTCCGATTAGTCCAGCTTCCTGGAGCCGGGCGCACCTGATTTGAGTGGTGCTATGCGTCTGCTGGTTCCTTTCCGCGTGCTCGCATATCCGCTGCTGTTTGCGCGGCTAAAGCCAGCGTCAAACGAAATAGGCGCTCGCGAATTTCTGTGCCCTGCGTATGTCTGAATTTCTCTTCATTCACCAAAGCGCGGGCCGCTCGTTGCCCGATTTCCATGCCGCGCCTCTCGGCTTCGGCCTCTGCGGAGCGGATGGCGGCGGCGATCTCGGCCTGCACTTCCTTGTTGATGTCGGGATAGAACTGCTTCGGATATGCACGCTCTGCGATCTCCCGCGCTCTTTCCTCCGCGTCCATGGCCATCAGACGGGCTCCCCTTGCTCGAGCCCCATCAGCCGCTCGGCCGTCAGGGCGACGCCGCGGTCTTTCGCGGCCTGCATGAGAACGCGGTGATGCCTCTGAGGAATCAGACCGTCGGTGCCCTGCTTGTCCTTGGAAAGCTGCCAGCGATAGACGCGCGTGTAGTGGACGCCGGCAATCCTCGCGACCTCTTTGGCCCCGCCCAGATCCTTGATGATGCTGGTCGCTGGTTCGTATCGCATACCCTTGTATGCCATAATCGCAAGCAGCCGTCAACAGATTTGCGAAAAGGGCGATATGCGATTTTCCGGCAGGCGTCATAATTTCATGCATGCGCAATGCGATAGACGAGAGGCTTAGGAAGTGGCTTGCAGACAGCCTGGACGTGCGGAAGCGCACGGGCGCCGGGCTCGCCAAGGCCCTTGGAATAGACCAGAGCGCCGTTTCTAAGATGTTATCCGGCAAACGCTCCATCAAAGCCCGCGAGCTGCCGACCATCGTGGCCTACGTGGGGAAACCTCTCCCGAGCGAGCTGATGATTTATGGTAGCAGAACGCCCGTTCTTAGTGTTAAAGTTGTAGGGGTGGTGCAAAGTGGGGTGTGGCGTGAAGGCGGCGGGACAATGCCCGAGTCCGGTATTGCAGAAATATTTGTGCCACCGACCCAGCGACATCGGGATGTTGAGCGGTTCGCCTACAAAGTCGAGGGCGACTCGGCCAATCGTTACGCCCTAGACGGCATGTACTTGGTGTGCGTCGCCTATTGGGATGTCCGCCAGCAAATTGCCGACGAGGACCGCGTCATAGTGGAAAGACGGCGCGGCGACCTTGTCGAAGTCAGCTGCAAGCGCGTCAGACTTGTTAACGGCCGGATTGAGCTGTGGTCTGATTCGTATACCCTCCCACCTGAAGACCCGCTCGTCTATCAGTCCACGGACATCGCCGAAGTGGTCGAGATCGTGGGCCTTGTCGTCGGCCGATACGTCGATAAATAGCCCTTTTCCCACAGCCTGATTTTCGCATAACAGCTATGCATTTCTGCCGGTGTGCGGTTTTCGCTTGACACTAGTTGCGATTTTCGCATACCATGCTTTTCGTCAGCGCGGATCACCGCGCAACCGGCCCGGCGGAACCGGGAATGCCAAAATTGCGCTTCACAGGCCCGGCCGGCGAAATGCCCTCTCAGCCACCCAAGCCGGCCGGGCCTTCCTAGCGGGGGAGAGGACATGAGCGGACATGGGATAGCGGGGCCAGCAACTTGGCAGCGCGACGAGCGAACCATCTATTCGCTGGTCAAGAACGAGTACGGGACAGACGAGAACTGGTTCACGGCGCATGTCCAGACAGGCAGGCCCGGCGTCGGAGCTACCCCGTTGCAGGCCGCTGATATCGCCCGCCTCATAGCAGCAGCACCAGCAATGCTGGAGGCGCTGAAGGCGGCGACGCGATGGAACAGCGGAAATACCAAGCGCATGCCGTCCCAAGAAGTCTGGGACATGATTGACGCCGCCATCCGCCAAGCAGAGGGAACAGACAATGACTGACCAGCCCCGCATGGAGAAAGACTGATGCCAAGCATGGATGTCGGAATTGAACTCGGGCTGGGCAAGGAAGCCGGCGGCGAAGTTATCCTATCGATAGACTTCAAAATCACCGACGGCGGCTGCCACGCACATATGGGAAGCCTGAACTATCCCGGTCATCCCGCTGAGCCGATGGAAATTGAGATTGAGACCATCTTCTGGCCTTGCAAGAAGTGGAATGCAGAAAAGAAAACATGGGATGATGACCATGTTGAGTTTCCATCGAACGGTTTGCCGGATGAGGTATATGAGGCAATCATAGCGTACATTTGTGAACATTACAACGCTGCTGACTACTATGAGGAAATTTAAACAATGACTGACCAGCCCATCACCGCCATGCCCGCGCATCAGCCGAACGCGTTCAAGCCGCGCTCGACCATCAACGAGGCCCTTACAGCCATGCTGGCGCCGTCCCATACCTGCTTCGATACGGCGACGTATCTCGAGGAATTCGCAGAACGCTACGAGAAGGTCGTCTGGGCTCACGAGACGCAGCTCACGTCCGACCTGACCAGCCGTGGAGCCTCCGAAGACCTCATGCACGAATGGGCGCTCATGCTCGCCGGCATGCAGGATTTCATGGAAGCGCTCAAGGTGGCGATCGAGGAGGCCCGCTCTGATGGCTGACAAATACGACACTTGGCGGATTGAGCGAACGTATACAACGCTCACCATCAAAGACTTGAAGCGGACAATTTGCACGGTGGCGCGGCATGATCAGCGGGTGGCTCGTTTAATTCGATGCGCGCCGCTCATGCGCGCCGCGCTGGAGGCCCTTAACGCCGACGCACGCCCCGACAACTGGGACGATCCGGGCATCGCGGAAGGCGAGCGCAGCGCATGGCGGCTTCTGGACATCGCACTCATGAGTTCCGAGGAGGCCCGCTCTGATGGCTGAGCAGAAGCATACGCCGCCATACCGCGCCGAAGCCGACACGGTCTACCGAAATTCGGTCGAGACACGCAATGACGACGGCTCTCGCTCAGTCACGATGGGCTTCCCCGTCTGCACAACCAGCGATTGGGCGGCGGGGTCTGACGACATGAGCGCAGCGGAAGCCTTGGCCGCAGCACTGAACCAAGCCGAAGTCGTCCCAGCACTGGTCGAGGCGCTGAGAGAAGCCGAAGATAAGTTACATGTGTTTGGCTGCAATTTCCCGCGCGGATCTGAAGACAGGACAGCCGCTTGGCGAGCCCGTGACATGTGTATCGCCGCTCTCTCTCTTGTACAGGATACGGAGGAAGGGAAGTGAGCGACGCGCGCCACGAATTGCACAGGGCCACGGCCGCCGCCAGGACTCTGCGCGCCCATCTTGCCGATGTATTGGCGGATGGTGACGAGGACGAAGCCCTGATCCGCGACAGCATCGAGGGGGGAACTGACCTTCATGAGGCCATCGCAGGCGCCGCAGCCTTAGTGCTGGAAACCGAGGGGCACCTTGCCCGCATCAAGATGATAGCCGCTCGGCTGGAAGACCGCAAGCGGCGGTATGAGGCCCGCGTCCGCAATGTCAGGACGGCGGTTTCGGTGGCGATGGAGATGGGCGAACTGAAGTCGCTCGAACTGCCGTTCGGCACCGTGTCGCAGCGCAGCAAGCCGCGCGCCCTGATCCTGAAGGACGAGGCGGCCGTCCCATCCGCCTACTTCGTAACACCGCCGCCGAAGCTCGACCGCAAGGCGCTGGCGGCAGCACTGAAAGACGGCGGGGCGATCCCCGGCGCCGAACTCGACAACGGCGGCGTGACCGTCGCCTTTAGCTGGAGCTAGACCATGAACGGACTGATCCACTTCTCCAATCAGGAAATGGCGCTGATCCGGCAGACGGTCGCCAAGGACTGCAACGATGCCGAGTTCGATATGTTCCTGCATATCTGCCGGACTGTGGGGCTCGATCCCCTACGCCGGCAGATTTACGCTTTCGTATTCTATAAGGGCGACGCCCAGAAACGACAGTTGACGCCCGTGGTGGCGATCGATGGGTTGCGGGCCATCGCCTCGCGGACGGGGGCCTATCGCCCCGACGATAAGCCACCGGTCTACGAATACGACGAAGCGGTGAAAAACCCCGACACGAACCCGCTCGGCATCGTGTCCTGCACGGTGACAGTTTACAAGCACGCGCAGGGCGAATGGTGGCCGGCTGCCGGGCAGGCATTCTGGGACGAATACGTGCCGCTGTTCACGGATGCGCAGGGCGTCGCGCGTATCGACCGCAAAAAGACGGGCTGGGTCAAGATGCCCCGCGTCATGATCGCCAAGTGCGCCGAGGCGGGTGCACTGCGCCGAGCATGGCCCGATGACTTCGGCATGATCTACGAGGGCGCGGAGCTCGACCGCGGGCAGGTGCTCGATCTCTCGCCTTCTGAGGCCGCCGCCGCGGGCATGCAAGAAGATCGGCTCGCCAAGATCGGCGGCGCCGACGCCATCATGATCGACTGGATGGATGGACAGCCTTTGGCGCGCGTTCCGCTCGGCCAGGCCGGCGACCGCATCGCCGCCTTCATTCAAGAGAATGTCGAGGAGCCCATGACGCTGAAGGCTTTCGAGGATCGCAACCGCGAGTCCTTTCGGGAGTTTTGGGCACGCAATGCGACCGATGCGCTGGAAATCAAGAAAAAGTTCGAGACCGCTTACAAGCAGCTTGAGGCCGCCGAATGACCCGCCCCGCCACCATAGACGACATAGCCGCGGCTGCCGTCGAGAACAGCTTTCGGTTCGAGGCGAAGAAGGACGCCATGAAGCAGCTTCAGAGCGGCCAGTGGACCATCACGCTCAAGGTGCTGCCGGATGACATGCCCTACGGCCTTCTGACAGCCCCGATGGGAACGCGCTTCATGGTGGGCGCCTGTGCGATCGGCGACGACGAAACCCCAGTCGTGCAGAGCGAGGAAGCCAAGGCGACGCCGGAGGCCCCAGAGGTCGACGATCTGAGCAAATGGGACACGGATGGCACTCTAGCCGACTTCCCAAGTCTAGACCAAGCCAATCCCGACCCGCACCACTACCGGCGGCAGGCGGGGATACGATGCAACGACCCTCAATTCTGGAATTTCCTCTACAGGCAGCACCGAGACGAATGGTCGCTTGTCGACGCGGATGGTGATGGTTCCCAAGCTGCTGCGAATGCGGTGCATGAAATCTGCCAAGTCCAGTCCCGCAAGGAATTCGACACGGACCCGGAAGCGGCGAAGCGATGGCGGACCCTGCACACCGAATTTGATGCTTGGGCGGGGCGCCTGTGATGGCCCGCTGGACCCGCCTCTATGCGAAGTATGTGGCGGAATGAGCAGGCGCCGGTTCACAGAAAGGGAAGTCGTTGGCATCGTGGCGAGGCAGGTGTGTCGCTTTGATATCGGCGAGCATAGCTTTGCCGCCATTCTTTGTCCGGTCTGCCACGACCCAATTACGGCGGTCGACTTGCCCGAGATCGAGCGCGACCACGACGACGCGATCGGCTTCGGCGAGGGCCGCGACACCCCTGAAAACTGCCGCTTCGTCCACGGCCACTGCCACAAGACAAAGACCGCCTCCGACAAGGCCCGCATGGCCAAGGCAGACCGCCAGGCGGGGCGGACTGGCCAGAAGGCCCGGCGCGATCGGAAGGGCGGCTCGAGCATCCAGTCCCGCGGCTTTCAGACGAACCGGGACGGCGCATGGAAAAAGCCTATGAACGGGCCAGCGGAGAGGCGATGATGGAAGCAAACACTAGCATAGTTCTAGCTCTTATCTCTATTGGCAGCATTCTTGGGTGGATCGGGCTTTTAGCGCGTGCAACCCTTAAAGAGCTGCAAAAAATGAACCAGCTTCTGTCAGAGCTGTGGCGAGAAGAATAAAGCCTATGAACGGACCAGCGGAGAGACGGGAGCCATGACGGAACAGGAAGCAGCGGAAGCCCGGAAACTTGTTGAGGATGGGGCGGCTTTGGTCGCTCAGGGGATGTTCCGACTCGGCGACACGCATGGCGATCCACAGGCCGCCTATGATATCGGGATGTCCGTTGTCTCTGTCGTGCGGGACATGGCCTTTGACTTCGGCAGGAAAGCCGGCGTGTTTGATGCGGAGAGGCGGGAGCCATGACAATGCAGAAACATTTCGTGACTTTTCTCAGCCCCGGAACGTTTGTGGCCGAGCAAAGCGCAGAAGAAATCGACGCATGGGACGTTGATCTAGCTATGGAAATGGCCCATAATGTCAAAGAGCGGTACGGCGCTACTCCGTACGGCTTCTATTTTACCACACGGGAACGCGGCGAACAAGACTTTGACAGCCACGAAAGCGGCCGAAGCGGAACATATTATCTTGGCGGCAAGGTCGAAACGCTTGCAGACGTGAAGGCTCGCAACGACCCGACTGAAAAAACTCTCCGGTCCAATATGGAATGCAATGGCTATACCCGGATAGTGACAAATGACAATTCATGGCGCTGGACACAGCCCTTGTGTGCAGAAGATGTTGTTCTGGACTGGGAGCCCAAGCCATGACCCCCACAGTGACGCCGACAGAGGAAGACCGGCGGAAGGCTAAGGCAGTAGCCCGCACCTATAGTCCTCTCTTAGCCGACGATACGCGCGATCTTGAAGATGAGATCGCCCGCACCATCGCCGAGACACGAGAGGCGGCAGAAGCGCCGCTACGAGCCGCCCTAGAACGCCAACAAGACGCGGCAAAAGAGCTGAATACACAGTGGCGCGGAGAAGTCCGCCAATGGGAAGAATTGGCCAATACACTAAAGGTCCGCATCGCCGAGCTGGAAGCCCAGCGCGCGGCCGAGGAGCGCATCAACCGCAACCTCCATAAGGGCGTCAAGAACCGAGACGAACGGCTGCGGGGGCTTGCGGCCGAACTGAAAGCGGTCAAGGAGGAGCGGGATAGGCTGCGGGAAGCGCTTGGCACGCTCAAGACTCGATGGGACAGCGTCGAGGCTGTCCATCAACGTCGCCGCTTCCTAGTCGAGGAAAGCGAAGGCAAGCAGAAAGAAGACTGGGATCATGCGACTGCGCGTCTGATCGGAACAGAAGAATGACCACCACCGCCCGCCTCAGAGAGGCCCTGGCACTCGTCGAGGAAGCGACGGGGGCTAATTTTGCGCTTGAGCAGAAGGTCGGCCAACTGCTGTATGACGATCCGCCCTTTCCAGTACCGCCATGGTCCGCTTCCCGCGACGCCGTCACCGCTCTGATAGAGCGAGAGATGCCGGGACATACGCGACAAATTGAAACGACCCCATCGATTTGCAGGGCGACTATATGGTTGCCTCCAGAGTTTGAAGAGATGGTTGCAGGACGCGCGGATACTGAGGAAGCTCTAGTCCTTCTAGCCGCCTACCTCAAGGCCCGTATAGCAGAGCAGGAAAAGGAGACGGTGGCGTGAGCGCCCGTCGTAAAATCCATGTGGTCCCGCTTGATGAGCAAAATACATCAACAGGCCGATTTAACGTCTTTGAACTGCGCATCTGCAAAGAGTGCGGGTTTGTCAATGCGCCTGAGTTCACGGGCAAAGATTGCTTGCTGTGGTCATGCGAGCTATGCGGCGCTCGCCATCGGGATGAAAAGGGCTGAGGCATGAACCTCGCCCTCGCCACAGCCTGCATCCTTTTCGCCCTGGACGGCGACACGGCTCGCGACACATGCGGCGAAACCTTCCGGCTCGTCGGCTTCGACACGCCCGAGCACGCCCCGCGCGCCAAGTGCCCCCAGGAAGCCGAATTAGCCCGCCAGGCGCACGAAAGGCTCGGGCAGCTGATAGAGGACGGGAAGCTCTGGGGCGGGCGCCTGGAGCGCACAGGCCGCAAGGGTAAGTACGGCCGCACGCTGGCACGGCTCTTTGCCTACAACCGGGAGACAGGGAAGGTCGAGGACGTGGGAGTGGTGATGATACGGGATGGGCTGGCGAGGCCCTATGACGGCGGGAAGCGAAGGAGCTGGTGCTGATGGCTGAAACGACTGATGTAATCTTGGCCGGCCTACGGGAGCAATTCGGCGCGACCGATATGATCGATGAAGGTGACGCCGAGGCAATCAAGGCCGCCCTCTCCCGCGCCGGCTACGCAATAGTGCCGGTGGAGCCGCTTCGCGAGCACATCAAAGCTCTAACCGCAATTGCGGGTGATGCTCTTGCAAATTTACCGCCGCCGCCAGCCAACGTTGCGAAACTAGACGATGAGCCTATTTGGTTACAGCCAGGATTGCTTGCGCCAGACATGGAGCGTGGCAAGCCATGACCCGAGCCGCACAGGAGAAGGCCAGTGACTGACCGCAAAAGACCGATTAGCGAACCAGTCGGCAAAATAGCCCGTCGGATAGCGCGTAAAGAATTGGGGTTGCTGGAACAGGTGGCGCTCGAAAGGGCACAGCAGGAAAAATCCAGGAGAAGGCCAGTGACTAGGGACGCGATAGAGCAAATCGCACGGCTGCTTTGCTTTCAGAACACGCACCTGCGCGACACATGCGGGAAGTGTAAAAGCCCTGCCGACTGTCGAGACTGGGATGCTTCGGCATTTCGGTATCGAGAAGATGCCAAAGACCTCGCGCGCGTGCTGCTGGGGCATCAATGCCAATGGTTCGAAAGCCAGCGCAACCACAGCGGGAAAATGGCGAGCATTCATCCGATCTGGTATGCCCGCTCCCTCGGCCTCGACCTCACAGATACCGCCCCACCCGCACAGGAGAAGGCCAGTGAGTGACGACGTGATAGAGCGGGCAGCTTTGGAAATTCGCGCCGCTGTTGGTGAGGGTGGTTCAGGCTGGGCGGAACGAGCTGCGGAAGCCGCCGCGCGCGTGTTGCTGGACTGGCTTGCCGGCTTCCATGGTATCCCTTTATCCGAACTGGCACAGGCCAAACGGGAACTTAGACTTACAGATACCGCCTCACCCGCGCCTGAAGCCCCACAGGCTCCCGAAGCTGCCCCTCCCACGGACACGGGGCGGGAGTAGCCTTTCAGCCGGGCCGATCGTCCGCGTTCCTGTTCCTGAACACGTTCCCGGCCGCGATGTTGAAAACCCGCAGAACGCCATTCAAGACCAGATTGTCCGTCTGCGTCGGCGTCGCTGCCGTGATGACGGTTGCGCCCGTGACGAGCCACGGCACCACCACTTCCAAGTTCAGGTTGCTCAGAAATCCGTCCATAGTCGTTCTCCTGCTCGCTCAGGATTAGAGGGACACGTTGCATTTCCGCAAATTAATTAATTTCCGAAAACGTAACGTGTCACCAAATATGCCACCAGCGGCGCTTGGGACGGAACCAGATTTGCACCCGCCCCGTTCTCGCTGGCAGCGTGAGACACACGTCACCGACCTCGACCTCTCGGCCCAAAGCCTGCTTTGCCAGAGCCTTGGTTTCTGCTATGGCTTCTGTAGGGTCGCCCGGCCCTGGCGCCACGGGGATGGACGCCGGGCCGGGCTCGTCGTGGCCCCCCAGAAGTGGGTCAACTTCGGAGGCTTGGGGGTCACGGTTAAGAACGTCCGCATAGGCTTCCACCATCTCTCCAGCAGAAGGCCATGCCTGTTCGGGCCTAGACATCGGACGGCCTGTTGTAGATGATGACCGGCGGCTGGCCCTGCTGAATACGGACCTGACTAGCCTTGGTCTCCGCGAATATGACTTCTGCGATTTCGTCGGGGCTTTCCTCTGCCGGGGGCACTGGTTCCGGTTCTGTCGGAGGCAACCAAGGCTCGCCGGCAGGATGCTCGTTCCAAATCTGCCGTGCTGCTCGGTAGTAATTCAGGCGTTCGTTGTAACCGTTCATTCCGCCATTGACGGATCGCGTTACATTCTCGACGTCGATCGGATGGTCGCCATCAGCGAAGCGATTGATGGTCTTGTGCCCGCCTTTCGCACTGGTCGGGTCGTCCCAATAGGCGACGCTGGCCAGCACAGCTTCTCGGACATGGTCCGGCTCTGCATAACGATCAGGGTGGTCAACATAGGGAATGCCGGTTTTTTGGCTGTAGAAAGTGTAATTATTGCGACCTGTGAGCTGGATATAATACCGTCCCTTGAACCGAGCGCCGTCGCCGGGCTGTGTGTTGCCCAGATCAGTCCGGCCGTCGTATCGGCTGAAATAGCTATCCGAGCCGTACTCGACCATCGTCCGCCAGTGCCCGGTCTCCACAGATATCTGACTGAGATAATGCGAGACGCGCAGATCGTTCACGGCGATGCCGCGCTCAACGGCCAAATCCCAGTTGTCGACAAGCCCATTGATGATCCAATCGCGTGGCTGAGCCGTGGGCTCGGCAATGCGAATCATTTCGCGAAGCTGCTCGTATGAAATTGCTACAGTCATGGTGTCGATCCCCAATCCCGGATGCGCTCCAGGGCGCGGCGCACTTCGCCTTCAAAGCCCTTGAAGGCGACGGTCAACTCACCCGTGGCGCGCGCGTTTTCGTATTGCGCTATCGTGAGCGGCTTGATTGCCTTGTTCAGGCTGCGGCCGAAGCTGATCTTGAGGCCGTTCAGGTCTCGGGCGTGCTGCTTCGCCTGCTCGGCAACGGCTGCCTTGGCTTCCTCTGCCTTCTCGTCCGCCTGAAGGGCGATCTGGCGGACTTCCTTGATGCCGCCGTCGAACTTCTCCCACTTGCTGATGCTGATGCCGTAGAAGAAACCTACGGATATCAGGGAAGCCGAAAGGGGAGGGGTCAGCGCAAACACCCATCCGGGCGTGCGCTCGGCCCAAGTGCGGCCAACGCCAGCGGCCGGCAACGGAGGGGGCCTAACGTCAGACATCAGCCCGCCACGCCCAAAATGGGCACAAGCCGATAGACGCTAAGGCGTGGAGAAAGTAAGGTGCGCGCAGCTGTCATTCCGGGTCCGATCCGGTTTGGCAGTCAGGCCCTCGTCAAGCTCGCTTCTTGGCGGGGGCCGCTGGTAACGGGCAGGTTAGCAGGACAGGGTCCGCCCGAAAGTGAGAAAACTCACACGACCAGCATATATTATGCTGCGTCAAGGCGCTAGCGGGAATTCTTCAACTCGCGGGAAAACTGCTACTAGGGGTTGCCGAGAGGCGCAATTTCGGGGGGCTTCGTTCGGGCGCCTTTCAGCCCCTCGAGGCTGCGCTGCCGTTCAGAAATGACCTTCACGTCATTGCCGATGCCGTCGAGCACGTCCGCGACGCGTTTCTGCTCGGCGACGATCTCCTTGCCCACCAGATCGAATGTGCGTTCCAGCAGCGTAATCAGCCGCCCCTCGCGGGCATCCGACCGCTCGTCACGGGACTCCAGATAGAAGTATGCCCCTATCATGAATGCCAGGGCGAGCGAATAGGGGCCTACGGCCCGGAAGGCGGCTTCCCACCAGTTCGTGGCTGGCCAGCCGTTCGGATTTGTCGATTGCCTTGGCGCATCAGTCATGGCAGATAGGCGGGGTGAGACCTTCCCTGATCGCCGGCTGGCTCGTCGCCATGAGCATTCTGTTCGTGGTCGCGCTTCTTGTGGACTTCGGCTAGGCCCAGCTCAGGCCGCCCATGGCGCGAGCAGTACCGACGCTCGTCATTGTCGCTGTGACGACTCGGCTCGCGGCGCCTCCTGGAACGCTTTCGCTGGCGCCCGTGTACGGGCTCCCTTCCGTCAAAGCATCATGGTCTTTATTGGCGAGCCCGGTCCAGGCAGTCGTTGTGCCTGTGTTTGAGCAAAGCGCGCCAACGCCGAAGCCGTTCGCGGGAATGTTGAGGGTGAGGCTGCCGGGGCTTGCCGAGGATGTCTGCTCGGTCGTTGGCGAGCCGTTCACCAGCCCTACCACGCGATAGACGCCTATGATGCAGCGGAACGTGCTTTCGCTGTAGTTGACGACCACATTTCCGGTAGTCCCCGTCGGGACGACAGCGGAGAACCAGCAGGTATGCGCGGCGACGGCGCCGCTGCCGCCCGGCTGGTGCGAGATTTCCGCGCCTGTATGGACCGTGGCCGTTATGCCGCCGATCGAGGTTGTGCCCAAACACGAGAATGCTGCCGCGGCCGTGTGAACCGTTTGGGCGCTGATAAGGATGCGCCGCGCTGCATTGGCCGCCCCGAAATTCTCGCTCGTGAAGGTATAGCTGGCCGCGTCGGACGTGTCCTCGGTGCGCTGCAGAAAGGCGAACTCGAGCCCCGCCGCCGGACGCACATTGAAGCCGGCGAGCTGATTGAGCATCAGCCGTGCCTTGACCTCGGTCGCCTTCAGAACAGCTGGTGCGGCAACCAGCCCCGCCAGGAACGCCCGCCGCGTGACGCCTTTCGGGACGATCAGTCCCGATTTGCGGCGCTCATAGCCCATTACTGAGTGCCCCCCCGGGTTACCAGGGCTTCCTGCTTTCGCTGTTTCAGCCAGCTCCGGTATTGCGTCTCAGTAAGCTTGTTCTGGCTTTTCAGAGTGTCGAGCTGTGTCTTGGTGAGACCGAGATGGACGCGAAGGGCCTCCAGCGTGTTCACGATGTCCCAGGTTGCGTGATAGTCCGGCGTGCCACGGGCGGCATCGATCTGGTTATCGGCATCCTGATCAAGCTCCTGCGCCGTCTTGTCGCGCACGTCCCAGGTCTCCCGGACCTGTGTCGGCTCGATGATGTGAGTCGGGCCTGTGAGGACTTGAATGGCGGGATCATGGCTTGGCGGCGCCACTTGCGGGGCCGGCAGGAACTTGACATCCTTGTGGGGGCGATCCGGCGGGCAGGCCAGCGTGTGAAATTCGAAGCGATTGATCTCGGTCCCGCTGTTCTTCAGCAACGCACAGCGGACGCTTGCACCCTGGCCGTTGGCCCCGAACAGGGTGACGCCGGTAACGGCCGCCACGGCCACGATCGAGGCCGTGGCGCCGCGAACAAGATTCTGTTTGATACTACGTTCCATGGTCAGTCGTCCGTGTTCGCCCCGGTGGTGTAGAAGACCTTGGCGCCAATGACCTCGACCGTCTGATTGAGGGTATCGGACGTGTCGCGGAGCAGTCGGCAATAGACTGTCTTTTCCGCCGCCAGCGTGCCGGCAACAGTCAGAGCCGCACTTTCCGGGCTATCGTGCTGGTCATTGGCCGCGATGAAGGCATCGTTGCTGTTCGCTGCCGTGCCGAATGCCGTCCCCAGCGCCTCGTCATTCGCACGAGCGAGACAGGCTAGCCGCCAGAGCACGGTCTGTGCCACCGTTCCGGCCGATGCAGTCCAGGCCACCAGATAGGTGATGCTGGCCGCCGCATCCGCGCCCTTGGGAAACGCAAAGTTGAATTGCGCCGACGTGTTGGACGTATGAACGTAATTCATCGTCGGAAGCGTCGGCTGTCCGTCGGCCAATTCCCGGCTGCCGATGGCTGCCCCCGCCGTGCCGGACGGCGTCATGGCCCCGCCGGGTATCCAGATCGTGTGCTTGCCGATCGCGATCTTGTTGGCGTTGACCTTGCGGTGGTTGTCGGACGTATCCCGGAAGGCGAGGACGTCCGTCGCGGTAATGGCTACCCCCGTCAGTGCATCGAAGTTCAGCTCGAGATCGACGCGGTTATTTGCGCCGACGCCCGTTGCCTTGACACCGTTCAGGGCATTGACCCGCAGAGTATCGGAACCCGTCGCCGTGATGGTATTGCCGGAAGCGGAACCGCCGGTCTGCGAGATGACGGTCGCGAAGGCATTCGGGACGCCCGCGCCGTCGGAACCCGCCGGTACGAACTGCACGCTCAAGGGTGTGGCCGCGGAGAACGAACCCGCGCTTGAGCGATGCGTGACCACGACTTCGACCCAGCCCGGGGTGCCGGTGTTGTCGCTGCTGGCCGCCGTGACATCGAAGATCGCAAAATTGACATCCGGGGCATTTCGATCCGCAATGTGAATGATGCCCCTCGAACCCGCATTCGTGACGTCGTCCCAGGATAATACCCATGCCCCGATGTTCGCGGGCGTTGGGCTTATCCCGTTCTCCTTGGAAACGCTGAGCCGCGTGACGCTGGCGATCGCGGCATTGTTGAACTTGACGCGCCCCGATCCGGGATCGCTCACGCCCGCGACGGCATTGAACAGAAGCAGCGTGCCGGGGTCCGTGCCGGGGGCACCGTCGGCGCCCGGCCCGCCGGCATCTCCCGTGCGGAAAAAGGCCCAGGTAAGAGGCGCATTGTTCGGGAACGTCGTAGTGGCGCCCGGAAACTTGCTGTCGACATGGGTCAGCGTCACCTTCATATACAGGGTTTCGCTGGTGTCGTTGGCGCCCGTGATGTTGTAGACCGCAAAGGTATCGGGGTCGTTCGTCTGCTGAACGAGAAGCTGGCCACGGTTGTTTAACGTGGTCGACTGATCCCATTCGAGCATGATGGGCCGGACATCGTTTCCGAAGGCATCGACATTATCGATGAAGGCTTGGTTAGCGCTGCTGGCGTCCGTGTTGTTCAGCCGCGAAACACCCGCGCCGGGCCGGGAGCCCACGGGATCGGTCGTGGTCGTCGAGAACGAATAATTCAGGCCCGGCGCGTTGCCCGCGTCGCCCGTGCGGGAGAAGGCGACCTGGGTCTTGTCGGCTTCCGCCAGAATGTTGGTGACGCTGGCATCCGACGAAGAAACGTGCTCGACCGTGAGCTTGGTATAGTTCGTCGGCGCCGTGTCGACCGCGGCCGTGATGCGCAGGAGAACGTATCGATCATCGAAGCCCCGCCGCGTGACCTTGATCTGGCCGCGGTTCTGAGTGGTGGTCGAATTGCCCCAGGTCGCGATATAGGCCGCGTAAGCCTGTCCTGCCGCGCCCGTGTCGCGGATGTAGACCTCGGTGATGTTCGCCGACGTCGTGTTGTTGAGGCGGATGCTGTTCGGCTCGGCTTCCGCCGTGGCGGCATCGAAGCGATAGTCGAGCTGGGCAATGCCGACGATATTGGTCTGCCGGACCCAGGCCCCGCCGGTCTTTAGGTAGATTTCCCAATCGCTCGTCGAGATCCAGAAATCGCCGTTCTGGCCTGTGGTGGAGATAGGAACGCCCGGACCGCTCAGAATGGTGTTGGTGACAACCGGCGTGCCGACGACGGCCTGCGGACTCGCCAGGATGCAGACCAGATAGTTGAAGTTCTTGGGCCGCGTCTCGTTATCGGACCCGCCATCAACTTCAATATCCGCGGCGCCGCCGCTATTCGTGCCTCCCGCCGTGACATCGAGGCTACCGCCGGATGATCCGATGATGAATGTTGTGAGGGTGCCGGCTATCCCGGGCGGCGATCTGTTGATCAGGCTGGCCGTCGTCTTCTTGAAAGCATCCGCTTGAGTCGTGCCAACGGAATTTGCAGTAACCGGCGCCGCATCAGGGCGCGCCGTTCGTGTCAAAACCTCCGGGTCGCGCCCAGACCCACCATCTACCTGCCGGATGAAATAGCCCCGGCTGTCCGGCATGTTGAAGTTGTCGCCGCTCTCGCCATAGAGCGACGTGCGCGTGCCGTTGGCTGACCACAGGTTATAGAGATCCTGGAAGCCGGACTTGGCCTGTGCGCTGCCGTCCGCCGGAAGGTAACCTGCCGGACAGGCGTCGTTCAGCCACAGGATCGGCGTTCCGACCTTGGGAATGAGACCGGCAAGGCCGGGGTCCAGCTCGCCGATGCCGATCGAGCCGGCCTGAATTGCCGTCGAGTTGTTCGGCTGCCAGTTGGCGCCGTCGCTGACGACCTCGATCAGGCTGCCTTGTGTCGCCAGTTGCACGCTCGAGCCCGTGCCGCCAATGGTCTGCCCGCCGACGGTCGTGACGGTGACGATATTCGAGCCGCTGTCGGACTTGCGCACCGTGAGCATGGCGCCGTTGCCGGCATCGATGGCGCTCGGCAGGCTGACGGAGAAGGCGCCGCCCGTGGCGTTGGCCTCGATGCACTTGCCAAGATCGTCCAGAGTGGCGGAGTAGAGCGACGTTTTCGACAGCGTGTCGCAGATGCGGCGGGCAAAGGTGACTTGCTGCTGGACAGATGCCCCGGGAATGTCGTCGACGGTGCGGATCGTCGAGCCGCCGGAATCCCGCAGGATGTATTTCCAGTTGCCCTGCTTGACGAATACCGATGCCGGAATGCGGCCATCGGAGCCGAGCGTGATCGGGTTCGTGTGCGGAACGGTCTCGCCGGAATTCTGGTAGGTGGTACGCTGCGTCGTGGTCTGGGCGTCAAACGTCTCGATCGTACCGCCGGACAGGGGCCGCCCGCGGCTGTCGAAGAATTGCTGCGAACCATCCCAATAGATATCCGCCGCCCATGCCGGCCCCAAAGCCAGCAGGAACGTCAGCAAGAAAATTTTGAAGACGCGGAAAGATCGCATTGTTATAATCCCGTCATGATCCGCATTCTAAGTTTCGCTGCTGTGGCCCTGATCTTCGGCGCCACCGCGGCCCCCGCCAAGCCCGATCGGGCCTTTGCTGCAGCGCAAAATGCCTGCCTCGTCCAGATGCAACAGGTTTCGGTGACGCAGCCCTTGCCTGACTTCAAACCCAATCGCATCCCGTCTTATGGCCATGCCAATCGCTATCATCGCCCCCGCTATCATCGGAGGCGTGCGGGACACAGGCGATGGCGCCGCCGTTCGTTCGATGTCGGCTATTTCGACCCGGCCATCGTGCAGAACTCCTATTCGGCCGCCCGGTCCGATCTGCTTCGGGACAGGGCCGTCAGGCAACGTGATACGCTCATGCGAGCCACCTATGACAGTTGCATGAGAGCGCGGGGCTTCTGATGATCAGGCGGCTTGTCGAAACCGGCTTTTTCTGGTGGCCGGTCCTCATCCTGGCGGCGGTCATGGTCATCACATGGCCGGAGTTGTCCGGCCTGGACAACCTGTGGTACGCCCTGCCGTTCGTGATCCTGTGCATGGCGCTCGGCAAGATCGAGGACATCGTCAAGGAGCGAAACCGGCTCAGGGACGAGCTTGACCGCGCGTCAAGGCATTCTTCGGTCCCAGACGGCCCTGAGCTGTTGCTTCCGGGATCTGACCGAGAAGCAGGGCATTGACGGCCGCCTGTTCCGGTTGCGTGACGGAAGGTCGCGCCGTCCGGGTTGCCGTCTCGAATGCCCGCTGAGCCCGCCCCCGCGCCGCGACGTTCACCGCCTGCCGTGCCGCTTCGCCGGCCGCCGGTATGGCCAGCAGGAGCGGCTGGCCGGAAGCGACGATGGTCGCGCCCTGTCCGATGCCGGAGAAAAACCCGCGCGGCGCCGCCGTGCCGATGACGGCCAGAGGCCCCGTCAATACGCCGAGGCGCGACGCCCTGCGGATGGCCTTCTGTTCCGCCTTGTTGAATAGACGGAACTCTTTCTCGTTTCTGATCAGCGCCTTGAACCGCCTGCGCATCTCCCGGTCCACGCCGCCTTGCTTGGCATTCTCGCGAGAGAGCCGCACGATGCGGTCGATGACCTCGCCGCGCGCGAACCTGCGGTAAAGATCATTGCCCGTTTTCAGGGCTTCCTGAGCCACTTTCGGATCGCCGCGCGCGACGGTGTTCCGCCCCAGGTTTTCCATGAACCCGTCGAGCGATTGCCGGAGCTTCACGAGCGCGCGGCGTTCCGTCTTCGCCTTGACCGGCAGCTCCCGGATGATCTGGCCGAGCAATTGACGCTCCGTCATGAGGCTGCTGATGCCGACCTGGCTGTCTGCCAGATCCTCCCAGCGTTTCATGAACCGCCACGCCTTGGGCGTCAGTTCGGGGTCCAGTTCCTTGATGGCTTTCGGGCCGATATTGTTGATGAAGCCGCGGAACGCGTCCGGCTTCAGAAGAAGGCCACTCTGCTCGGCACGCCGGTAGGCTGCCGAGGCAAGGTTCTGCAATTGCTCGAGCGTCTGTGCCCGTTCGCCGGCCGCCTTGAACAGCTTCCGAAATCCGCCCGCCACCTTGGCAACACCGGGAAGCGCCGCGCCGACGACGGCGCCCGTGCCGGCACCACGCGCCGCGCCTTCCGCTCGTTCCTCGAGCCCGCCCTCGGCTGCGCCCGCACCTGTCAGGCCGCCGGACGCCGCCCCTACGCCGGCCCCGCGTATGGCCTTGCCCAGCCCCGTAGCCGCCCGGGCTGCGGCGCCTGCCGGGAGAGCGATCGCCGCAACGCCACCGGCAATGTTGGCCGCCGTGGACAGTTTCGGGTTCTGTTCCCGGAACAGGCGCCGCTGTGCGCGGATGTCATCGAGAATTTCTCCCGTCTCACGGTCGTCGAAAGCCGACCGGGCGAATGCCTCGCCCTCGTCACTGAACTCGAAAGTGAGCCCCCCGCCAAATTCACGAACGAGCCCGCCTGTCTCCGATGTCGTCAGCGGCAGGCCGCCGGCTTGCTCGGGCGTCGCCTGCACGCCGCCGCCGGGCAAATCCATGCCGAAAGCGGACTGTTCCTCAGCCACGACGGGGCCGCTCGGCGTATCCTCCACCCCCGCCGTTGTTTGCTGCTCCACGACGGCGGGGGGCTGTGTAGGTGTGGAGGGAACGACTTCGGTGGCCTGTTCATCCTCGAAGATGAAACGCGGCTCGGCAGCCGTCTGTGGCGCCCCTGCGGCCGGCTCTTCGTCGAGGAAACGGAAGTTGACCATGACCTATTGTCCCACCACCGCGCGGCGACCGCCGATGATGACCGTATCGCCGGATTTGATGGTGCCCTGTTGCACCGCAGCGGTGGCCTCCTCGACTGTCGCGAAGTTCGCCGGCCCGATGTTCGTTGCCTGCTGGCCATCGCCTTGGGCCGGCGTCGGTTGCGGTGCTGGTTGTCCGCCCAATTCCTCGGCGAAATCCTGATCGAAAGCGTCTTGAAGCCTTGTTAGGGCCTCGCCGCGGGTTGTCTGGATACGATCGAGCACGGAAATCAGGTCTTCCGGCCTTTGAGCCTGATCGAGATCGCCCTGAAGGGCCTGCAGGAGACTGTTTTCGCGGTCGGAGACCTGGCCAAGGGCGCCGCCGGTCGGGGACGCCTGCCGGAGCTTCTGCAACTCGTCGAACCCGATACGGGCGCGGATGGTGCGAAACGCCGATTGCAGGGCCTTGGCGTCGGATTCCGGCAAGGCCCGCAAGAGAGCGCCGAAACCTGCCGCCGTGTTGATCGGAATGCCCAGAATTGTCGTCTGGTTGCGCGTGATGATGTCCTTGGCGCGCTCGATCTCGGTTTCCAGAACATCCCCGCCGGACTGGAAGTTCTGCAGCGCGCCGCGGGCCGCCCGAAAGACCTTCGGACGCTTGACCCGGGCCTTTTCCTGCTCCCGGGCGCGAGTCTCCCGCCGGATTCGCGCCGTGCGGGGATCTTCGATCGGCTGTTGTGGCTGTCCCGTCGAGACCGGCGTCGTGGCTTGCGCCTGTTGCGCGCCACCAGACTGGAAAAACGGCATTTCCTCAGCCTTCACGCCGCCGACGATCAGATCGGCCTGTTGCGGGCTGGCACCACCGCGGAGCAGAGCATTCCGCCGTCCCGACTGTGCCGTCGTCAGGCCGCCGCGGGCCGTTTCCTGCCGCCGCTTTCGCTCGGCAACCAGGATATTCCCGGCGCCCTCCAGCTCGGCCTTGATGGTCGGGATATCCGCCACGGTGACACGGCCCGAGAATGTGCCGGGGGCCACGCCACGCCGCCGCTCAAGCCCTTCCATCGCGGCCTGCAATTGTGCCGCCGCATCCGGCGCGTTCGGGTCTATCGGCAGGATGGCGGCGCCGATGGTTTTCAGCTCCCGTTCCTCGTTGTCGAGATCCGCCTTGTCGAGATTGGCCTGTTGCTGCGCGATCTGCTGGCCGGCGCGGAAGCCCTTGGCCGCGGCGTTCGGGTCGAAGCCGCCGCCGGCACCGCCGCCGACATCGAGGTTGATGTTCGTGCGTCGCCGGAGCGCGTTGACCATGGCTAGACCCTTCCCCTCAAGCGCTCACCCGGGAAGCGCCGGCCGGGGAACGAAGCGGCGGATGGCACGCCCGGCGCCCCGCCACCGCCGCCGCGGCCAAGATCGTTCGGCAAGCCGCTCAGAGCCGTCCCAGCAGCCCCGCTCAGGGTGTTGATGAGCCGCACGCGGTTGCGTCCCCGGGTCAGCCGGTTCTCGGCGGCGATATCGCCGCGGTTCAACGCGGAAGTCGCGCCGACCTGTCCGACACCCTCGATGCCGCTGGCCTGTGCCTCGCCGCGTCGCGTCGCCAGATTGGCGAGGTTCGTGCCGCGGCTCAGAAGCGCATTGGAGACGCGCCCGCCGGTTGTCTCGATCAGCCCGGCCCCCGTGGTGGCGAGCCCGCCGGCCCCCGATGCCTGCTGACGGAGCCGGTTGAGCCGATCCGTGAAGGCGCCGCGGCGGAACCGCTGCCCCTCATCGCCAACCGCTTTCAAAGTGCGCCCCGACAACAACTGTCCTTTCGCCGTCGCCGAGCGATCGATGGCGTTGATGCGGTCCTGCAGCTCGGCCTGGAAGCCCGGGTCGTCCTCGAAGTTCTGGAAAAAGGCCGCCTGCGCTTCCGGTCCGTTGACGCCGAGCGCATCGTTCAGCAGGTTTTGCGCGCCCCGGGCCGCCACCAGCTCGGGGTTGATGAAATCCAGGGAACGCTCCAGCGCCGCCTGGTTCTCGTCCACGGCCTCTCCCGTAGCCGTGCTGATATCGCCCCGGGCGGTATCGAAGCCAGCCACGCGGGCTTCCGTGCCCCGTCTGAGGGCGTTCTGAAGGATGGGCGTCGCCTCGCCCTCGGCGCCCTGCAGGATACGGGCGGCGTCGTTTGCCGCATCGTCCGCCGCCTCGCTCGCCAGGAAACCGCCGAGGGCGCTCGCGCCGCCCAAAGCGATGGGCAGGAAGTTGAAGGGCATGGCTTTACTCCGATGAGAAGCCTGTATGTTGCACGTAGAGCGTCGTGGTTGATATCGGGTTCACTTGGGCGGCGCCGCACTTGATGACATATTCTATGTAGTCTTCATTTTTCACGTCGCATGCACCGAGAAGCGACGCCGCGAATTCCGTTCTCGCCGTCGAAACGTCTTGCGGCACGATCGTAGAATCATTGCCGTTGCGCCGAAACCCCAGCTGAACCGGCGAAGCGACCAAGTCTCTGAAGTAGGACGATGCCGTTAGAAGCAGGTTGTTCGGTGCCGGGTTCGAATAGGTTATTCGGCTGCTTGCCAGGGACAGATTGACCGGTGTGTTTCCCGACACGACGCCCGCCAGCGGAATGACCGTCCACGTATCTGCGGGAAACGCTCCTATTGGTACGGCACCGTTTATATAGATGCGCGCCAAGGGCGGTCCCGGCGCGATGCCGGGAAGAAGATCCTCGATAGCTGCGACGCGGCCCGCAAGCGTCTCGATGCCGCTCAGGAACCGCCGCCAGACCCGCTTCAGGTTCCCGTCAGTCTCCAGGGGGGCCTGATCGATGGGCGTCTTGTACGGGTTTTCAGGCACGTCGCTGCTCGACGTGGACGCCCGCCCCGGTGAGCCCGCGACAGACCGCCGCAGAAAAGCTCAGCTCCCATGTGCGCCCGTCCTCGCCCGTCCGCCCGAGCCGGTTCGTCCTGACCCGTTTCGGGCGCTCCCCGATCTTGCCGATTGGCAGCTGGCGCGTGTTAGACCAGGACTTCGCCCCGTCGTCGGAATAGCGCAGCATGATCTTGGGGTCTTTCAGGGCCGGATCGGTCTCGTTCAGCCCCACGCCCGGGATCGGGTCGCAGTAGAACGCGGCGAATTTGAGCTTGAAGGGATAGGAGTGCTGGATCGGCGCCCGGACCGTCCAGATCAAGGGTTGGCCCGCCTCGTCCTTGGTGTGCCGGTCACTCTCCAGGATCTGCCCGGTGTCAACGGCGCCGATCAGCTGCTTGCCGGCGAACGCCGCCGAGACAGCACCGCGGAAGCGCGGGGACTGGTAGCTCTGCCGCTCGTTCCAGAACCCGGTCGCGCCGTTGAATTCCCACGTCCATTTGGCCGACGAGAACTGCAGGAAGCGATGGCCGGCGACCACATAGGCCAGCCCCGTGATACCCGCCCTTTCCGTATCCGTCAGGTCTTCTATGGCCCGTTCCACGGCATGGCTCGAGATGCGCGTGGGCGTATAGCCGTCGATCCGCCTGATGATGCCCTCATCGTCCACGAAGGCGAGGGTTTCCATGAACTTGACGACGCTATTGGGGGCAAGGCAGCCGTGCTCGATGAACTCGCCAACGGACCGCGAGAAGGGCGCCGGGTTGTTTGATCCGTCGTTAGCCCAGACTTCCGTTGTGGTCTCTCCGAACAGAAACGCCTCGCGGGATCGAACGCCGAGCACCACCAGATTGTCCGGGCTACCCTCCGCATTGAAGCGCGCCAGCGGGTCGACGCTTGCCCCGTCATTGCTGCCCGAGACGTAAACGAACCCATCCGGCCCGCCATAGAGAAAATAGCTGTCCAGATAGATGACCGAGTTCGGCGGCGGAAGGTCCGGGTCCGTGATAATACTTATCGTCGGGTTCACCGGATCGGCGTCGACGAGATAGCGGTTGCCTTCCGAGACGATGGCGATCTCGGGGTTCGGCTTCCGCTGATTGACGGCCATGAACGCCAGGGACTCGCCGGCAACGCCGCCGATCGACTGCCCGAACGTGCCCGTCTGATCGACCGCATAAAGGGCCTGCCCGATGACCGTGTAGAGCCTGCCGCCGACGGGGATCATGCCCCGACAGCCGCGGGCATTCGGCGGCGTCCCGAAAGCCTTCAGGCCGGGACTCGCACGGATCGGAAACCGGATCTTGCCCTCGTCGCCCATATCTTCCGTGTAGGCGTTGATCAGCCGGTTGTCGCCGTCGTGGCCCCAAGCGCCCGGGTTGGACTGCAGGCCGAACGTCAGGGGCTTGGGGACGGTGTTGACCATTAGCCGGATGTCCAGGGCGTCAGGTAGCCAATGCGATAGGGCAGGCCCGGCAGATGCAAATATCGCTTGTAACCGTAGCGCTCCGAAAACAGCGGCTTGCTGCTGTCATGTTTCCAGATCAGACCGAAACCCATGATCCGAAACCATCCGGTGCGACCACTGCACAGATGTGTGCACCAGTAGGTCGGCTTTGGACTTGTCCATTCGCTCATGTCGTCGTCGCGATGCCGAACAGCCGTTGCGAGGGCAGGCGCAGCAACGTGCGGTCGAATTCCGTCCGCGGCGCCTCGATATAGCCGGCCTGAATGACGCCCCAGCTGTCGGCATGGGCTTGCAGAAGCGACGCGGTCACCGGCTCGTTGAAGATGCCGGCGGCTTCCTTGGCCAGCATCATCACCGCGGCGTGCTCGTACTCGGTGTTGAGCATGAACTCGTCATTCGGCCCCATGTCGACGTGCCCGATGTCGACGCCCTGTGCCGCCCAGCCGTTCATCATCCGGTTGAGAATGCGCAGCGTGTCGCGCGTGTCCTCCGAACTCGGCTCCTCGGTGGAGTCGAGAATGCCGAGCTCGCGAATGGCCTCGGTGACGATGTCCTTGGCGAGGGTCATTCCGTATCCGGCATACCCGTATTCGCCGCCTCGGTGGCCTCGATTTCGCCTCTGAGGCGCTGAACGCCCCAGCGGCCGTCAACCTCGATGCCGAGCGCTTCCGCGCGCCCGCGAAGTTCTTCCAGCTCGTCAGACGTATCCTCGACCGGCTCGACCTTGCCCGGGTTGTCGACCCAGCCTTCGGGCAACGGCGGAAATCGCTGTTCCTCCTCGGTCTCGCACTCGATATCCTCGAATAGCCGGCTCTCGACGCCGCCCTTGCCGTCGCTGCGATAGCCCCAGGATCGGCCTGTCAGCTTGTCCATGGTCTCTCCCTCATGTCACGGGGAATGACCGGCCCCGCCACGCAGGGCGGAACCGGCCACGATGTCCCAAACGCTTGACCTGATCAGGACGTCAGACGCACCGCCAGGCGGTCATCGATCGTCTTGGTGCCGTACAGGATGTCGCACCGGATGATGTCGACGTCGTTGACGATGTCATAGTCCTTGATCACGCGGATCGAGAGGCCGTTGTGGGTCTCCCGGGCCTTGAAGGCCACGCCGTCCGGCATCTCCAGCGGAACCGTCACCAGCGCGAAAGCGTTGCGATGGAACGCGAGGTTCTGTGGAAAGGTCGCTCCGCCCGTCCCGGACTTGAGCGTGATCAACGCACCGTTCGCAGGCGCCGCCGTGCAAGTCTGGTACGGCGCGTTGTCATCCGTGTCGGCAAGGATGATCGGCGGCGAGATAATGACGGTCGTGGCGCCGGCCACCCCCGAGTTCGCATCGGCCTTGACCACGAACTCCTGCAGATAGCCGAGATCGGTGCCGTCGACCGGGTTGACCGCGTTGACACCGACAATCGTGAACACGTCACCCTTCTTGAGAATGCCCGTGGTCGATGCCGTCCAGGCCGTGGTGATCAGGTTCTGCTCGCCCGAGTCCTTGGTCGCCAGATAGGTGACGTTCTGGTCCGCACCGTTGACCGTCGGCGTGCCGGTGCCCACACCAACCGTGTGCCGCGCGATATTCTGCGTCTTGAACGACTCCAGCGTGGCGATCTTGTCAATGAAGCCGCTTTCGAGAGCCGTGCGGTTGATGTCCGAGATGAAGCGCTGCTTGACGTCGTCGGCGATCTTGTAGCCGACATTGGGCGTCAACAGCCCGTAGCGGCGCCCATCGTCCGGCATGGCCAGATTGTCCATGCGTTCGGAAGCCGCTGCGATGTTCAGGAAGTTCGCAGGCGGCGTGCCGGGCGTGCCGACCAGATTATGCACGTCCGCATACAGGCTGTGCATGTCCCGGTCGACCTTGTTGGCCAGCGTGATCGAGGCCGGCTTGATGTAGCGCTCGGAAAAGTCCTCGATCGTCAGCGTGAGATCCTGCGTGTTGAACTCCCAGCCGACATGCTCGCGGCCGTTGATCTTGAGCGTGACCGAGCCTTCCTGCACGTTCTGCTTGACCAGCGTCGCGCCGGACTTGGACCGGAACTTGACCGGCCGGCGGATGCTGATGTCGTCGCCGACCTTCACGAACTCGTTCTTGTACTCCCGATGCACCAGATTGGCCATCAGAAGGTTGTTCTCCAGCTGCATCAGCATTTCTTTTGCGATGATGCTCGGAGTGAGAAGGGTATTCGCCATGGCTATTTAACCCGAGGTTCATACCCCCGTGCTTGGCGGTATTCCTCCATCGACATCTCGTCGAGAGAGGGCGCCACGCTGTCCGCCGTGCCTGAGAGCGTCTTGGGCGGTGCGGGGGCGGTTGATCGTTTCTTGGACGTGGACCGGCTCAAGCGCCCCTCCAGCTGGCCAAGGGCTCGCGCCGCCTGGATCGGCGGCATTCTGGCGATATCCCGCAACTCGGTCTGGTTCTTGCCCAGGTAATAGGCGATCTCCGGTCCCTTGTCGGACTCGGCGATCACGTCCGCCATGGTCTCGGTGATGGGCAGGGTATCGTGGAAGACCTCGTTGAAGTCCTCCATTCGACCGTTTGCCAACCGTTCCTCGACCCGAGCCAGAAAGATTTCGTTCCGTTTGTCCGCCGCGCTCGCTTCCGTCTGCTTGGCCGCCGCCTGATCTCGCTGGGCATTGACCTCGTGAACGGCAAACTTCGCAACGGCCGCCGTATAGTCGGCGTCGTCGTCGAAATCGTCTCTGTCTGGCTTCGCAACGGACTGCTGGGCGAGTTGATCCCGTAGCCGCGCATTTTCCTGCTCGAAGGCCCGCTTTTCGGCGGTGAGCTGGTCTATGCGCTGCTTTGCGCTCTGCCGGCGGCGCCGACGTTTGCGCTGTTCAGCGGTCTCGCCTTTGTCCTCATCCGGCTTGGCGGCTGCCGGTTCGCCGTCCGCATCCGGCGCACCCGATGCATCAGATTCGCCGTCTTCGGGGGTGCTGGGTTCCGCCTCCGTTACCTGATCGCCGTCGCTTTCAGGTGTCTCGGGGCTCGGCTGGTCACCCTCAGCCGGGGTCTGCGTGGTTTCTTCGGGACGCGCGTCGCTTTCCGACGCGAGTTGCTTGTCAGAATCCATCCTGACAACCTCCAGTCTATTGGAAAATCAGGTAGTTTGCAAGTCAGGCCGGGATTTGGCCTTGCTGCTCCTGCGAAACGCCGATCTCCGCGCGGGTCTTGTCCGCCTCGGCGTCCGTCTTGTCCGTCTGGGCCTCGGTAAGGCCCATCTGTGCCGCGATCTGCTCCAGTTGCGTCGCCAGCTGTTGCAGGATCTGCTGTGTCTGGGCATCCGTCTTGTCGATCTCCGCGGCGGCCTTCTCGGCTTCCGCCATGGTCTTCTCGGCCCGGGCTTCCTGTTCCACGATCTCGGCTTCCTGACCGCGCATGAGCAGCTGGTTCATGGCCTCGGCGTTCGGATCGGGCGGCTCGGGCTCGGCGTCCGGGTCGGGACCGCGGATTTCCTCCGGTATCGCGTTCTTGAGCCGCTCGGCCATCTCCTCGGCGCCAGGCCAGTCCATGTTCTTGGCGATCAGGTCGCCGATCAGCCCCGCGGCACCCGGAACGGCCCGGATGAACTCGACCATGCTGTCTGCCGCCTCGAGCCGCTTGGTCGTGTAGCTCGGGCCGGTGGCCACGCGAACGGCGAACCGGCCATCGCTCAGGTTATTCAGCAACATCGGCTCACCATCGTCGGCCATGACTTCCTGATTGATGGTGACGAACTCCTCCGTATCGTCCTCTTTCAGGATCGCCATCTGCCGTTCGGTGTCGTAGATGCGCGGGATCAGGTCGATGAGCTGCTCGCCGGTATACTGAACAGACTCGACCAGGTTTTCGGAAAAGTGAAAATTGGCCGTGTCGCCTTCCCGCTGTCTCGCCAAAATGGCCTTGCCGGACGTCTCGTTTGATTCGATGCCCTGGTTCGCGTCATGAATGCCGGACGTCGCCTTCATGTCATCCGTGGCGATGGCTTGCTCGTTCCAGAGCGCCGCGGGCTGGTCAGGCGGGGGAATGCGCTCGGGCGACTGCTTCGGCGCGTTCTTGTCGGGCTTGTAGAGCAGATAGGGCCGGTTCTCCCGGTTCATGCTGTCCCACTGCTTTTTGTACGGTCCGACCATGTCGGGCGTGGCCAGGATCGGCGACTTGGGCGCGTTGGCGATGCTCTCGGCGGCCTGGGATCGGAAATAGTTGTAGAGCTGCTGAGGGTCGCGCATGAACCGCACGAGGCCAAACCGGATCGTCTTGGTCTGCAGGGGCACTTCCGAGCCAATCACGGGAATGATCGGAATGTCCTTGCCCGCCCAATCGTCGGGACCCTCAAGCACCTCGGCGCCCGAGACCAGAATCTGCTTGACCTCGTGACCGTCGGCCATCCGCTCGCCGATCGGCTGGGGCAGGAAAAACAAGTCCTCGTCTCTCAGGTCCGTGACATCAAACGTGGAAACTTCGCCGAACTCGTCCTCGAAGGCCATCAGCCGGCGCTTCTTCGGCACCTTGTACCAGTATTCCGCAACCCGGATGCTCTCCTGGATGCGCCAGAACAGGCCGCCCTCGTGAATGTTGTCGTCCCGGATGACCGTATCGACCTCCTTGGCGCCCGGGTAGGTCTCCCGGAACAGCCGGATCGGCCACAGCTCGGTAACCACTGTCCATTTCCGATCCTTCCGAACCGGCCCCGTCGATGCAGGATCGTAATAGACGTTGAGCGGGTTCGGGATGTAGTCGAGCCTTATTTCCTTTTCGAAAACGCTGTCCTCGACAAACTCGGTATTGATACGCCAATGGCCCATGCCACAGGCCACTTGATGCTCGCTGCCCGTCGAATAGATCCAAGACGCCGATGACCGGTGCTCGATATGGCGGATCATGCCGGAATAGATGTCTGCAACGTCCTTGTCCCGTTCGCTGCCAACCGGCCTGACCTTGATCGCAGGCGGATTCTGCCGGATGTCGTTCTGGACCTGCCGGATCATGGGCGGAAGCTTGTTGATGGTGATGACCGGGCGGCCCTTGGCCTGACGCTCCTGGCGCACCGTCTGCGGCCACTGATCGCCGGCAACGAACTTCAGGTCTTCGTGCGCGTCGCGGCGGTTCTCCCGGTCCCAGCGCCATGCTTCCTCCAGACGGTCCTTGACCTCGGTCACCATCGCGTCTTCAGTGACACGGCCACCGGTCGCCGCGGCATTGGCCGGAGAGGGCTGGCCGTTTATGTTCGGGAATTTCTCAGCCATCAGGCGCTTTCTGTCGCTCGCGGTAAGCCTTCTGCCGCTCGGCGTTCGACTTTGCCACCGGCCTCGCTGTACGCAATTCTTCGATCTGCCATTCAAGCTCGCCCAGCAGATCGGGCAGCGTATCGCCGTGTCCCGTCGCAAAGCCGTTTCGACACATCCAAGCCGCAACCGTCTCGCGGGCCGTAACGTCTTCGTCACTTCGCAATGTCACAGGCTGCCCCTGATCGCCGACCGTAACAGTCTCGTTACGGTCGGACGTAACAGGAGCGTTACGCGTAACGGGCTTCGTTACGCCCTTGCACGGCTGCGTTGACCAGTGGTCGGCGCCACACTTGCCGCAACGGGGAGGCTTGACGCTCATGAGGCCAGATAGCCACCCTCGCCGAGCGGCGCGGGGCGCCATTCGTCGTCAACCGGCTCCATCAGCTCGTTCATGTCCACAGCGAACGTGAGCGCGCCTGCATCGCCCAGGTCGGGCGAGAAACCGAGCCGCTTGCGCATGTGTTCCTTGCTCTCCAGCTTGAGTTTCCCGTTGGTCTGGTAGCCCGTGCCGCCTTCTGTCCAGCTGAAGCAGCTAAGATCGGCGTGCAGGTCGTCGCTGTCATTGACCTGCACACTCGCCTTGTCATCGAACCACTGCCGCTGCAGATCCCAGATCTCGGCGCGCCGGTTCATGTACTTTTCGGTCTCGTAAGCCGTCTCGGCGAAGTTGACCGGCTCGATCAGATCGCCATAACCCAGCTCAACAAGGCGATCATACACGCCAGCGCCGAGCCCGGTGACGTCAATCGCCACCTTCTTGAGCCCGAGCGGCTTGAGTTCCTTGATCTTTTCGATGACCTTCGCCGTCACACGCATCAGGTCGCGGCTGTCGAAGTGCTCGCAACAGTGCATGCCGAGGCGACGCAATTGGCGATCCATGAACCCCGTTTTGTCACCACCGCCGCGGGCCGGGTCGACGCCCAAGATGATCGGCCCGTATGCCTCAACCGTCGCCGCCCTGGCCGCCACGATGGCGTCAGCGGGGATGAACGGCGAGTCGCCCGACATCTGGAATGCCTCGGTCGCATTGGCCGGGTATTCCTGCTTGAATTTCCAGCAAATCCGGTCGGATGGCGCCGAGATCGTGTTGGCCAGCTCCCGGTTCTTTTTCCAGGCCCAATACGTCTGAGCACGGCTCAGGTTATAGCCTTGCTCGTATTTCAGGAACGCTTCGGGCGGGTGCCAGTCCGGCGGCGGCTCTTCGGCGTATTCCTCATGTATGAACCATGGAAGGAAGATCGCTTGGTCATCACTATCGCCCCGCTCGGCCGCGCGCCAGAGCGCGTAGAAAAGATTGCCGATGCCTTTGGCGGTGCTTTCCATGATCCGCTCGGTGGCGGGGGCATCTGGAATAGTCTGTCCGATGCCTTCCATATGGCTCTCAGCATTCGGCCAAAACGCCACCTCTGAGCCGTGGAATAGCTGCACAGTATCGGATCGCCCGACATCTTGCGCGCCGGCTGTAGCCACGGCGTAACCGCTATCCAGTCCGTCGAAATACAGTTCGTTGACATTAGAGGCCCCTGCATTCGGCCTGACCATCGCCGGGCAGTTGTCATGAAACCGATTGGTCATATTGAACAGGTTCTTCGTCGCCTGTTTCTGGTGCGTCAGGATGAACGCGCGCCGGCCCTTGCTGTGCGTGACCTTGTGGTAGAACCGGCCCTGGATATAGGTGCTGATGCCCGTCTGACGGCCCTTGAGGACGAGAGCGCGCACCTTGCCGGTCTCGGCCAGCTGTCGCTCCAAACGCTCATGTAGGGCGAGCTGTGCGGCGTTCAGGACGAACGGCTCAAGCCCGCCTTCTTTCGTGCGGATCTTGAGGCACCGCGGGGCGTAGTGGGGGAAGTCGTCCTTGAGACGCTGGCGGATGGTCCGCTCGCGGTCACTGAGATTGCTCACTGTTGGGCTGCCAATCGTCGCATGAGATGATGCTGACTAACTCACGCCGTGGCCGATGCGGCTCAAGAAGACGACACCACCGCCGTAGGCGCCCGTTTTCGTGCGCCGCGACCACGAAATGACAGTTCGCGCACAGCTTGGTCATTCCAGCTGCTCCAAAGCTTGTTCCTGCGTCAGATTGACGTCGACGTGTTTCCGCTCGGTGTAGTCGTCCCGAAAGCGGGCCTGCATGCTGGTCTTCCAGACAACGGCCTGGAACTTGTCGGCGAACAGAGCTTGGCGGCCGATCTGCTCCCACCAAGCCTGCTCAAGAGCTTTCGCGCGTGTAAGCGCTAGGGAAAACGCCTCATGCGCCGCCGCCCAATCCCGCAACGATTTCGGGTCGACATCAAGCGCACAAGCGATCTCGCATTGGCTCTTGCCTTCGCGGCCAAGCTCGATGACGCGCTCGCAGTGTGCGGGATCGTATTTTGAGGGTCGGCCTCCAGGCATTCCATCGCTCATAGTCGTCCCAGATCGTGACCCAGCCGGTTTGCTGGTCAGCCAATGCTCACGTCTTTTGCCCGCGCGGCTTGCCGGACGGGGGCCGCTTGGCCATGCCGGGGCCTGCCGTGGCGCTGGACATGCCGGAAGCCGCCGCCGCGGTCGGATGGCTCGGCATGGAAGGCTGCTTGGCGATGGGACGCACGCCGGTATTGACGTTGCCGGACTTTGCGATGCGACCACCGCTTGCGGTCATCTTGGCCATGGTGATTTTCCTTTCTGGTTGGTGATTCTACCCGATATAGGCGCCGTAACGCCAGTCTCGGTTGAAAACGAACGTGTCGAAAACATTAATATCCTTTTCCTCGGCCTCGTTGCGGTCGGGGCCTTCGCCTTGCCAGCGATAGAACCAGAAGCCGCCGTGCTCGAGCTGCAAGTCAAAGCGATAGATGCCCTGTTCTTGGCGAACCACTTCAGGGTTCGTGCCGTAGGTCAGGAAGGTCTCGCTGCTCAACTCCGATCGGTAAACGAGCTTGATGGTAGTGGGGTCGTATTCGATGCCTGCCTTATCGACGAAACGGGCCATTAGCCGGGCCGTGTCGCCGGGCTTGGCCTTGCCGCCGCCGAAGTCGTGGGAAATCTTGAGCACGCTATCTCAGCTCCACGTATCGATGGCCCAGACGATCAACGTAATGGGCAGCATGGAAAACCCTGTCACCAGGCCGATGGAAGCGCCGAGAAGTGCCCATATGCCAGGGTCCATTCTCATCTCTTGCGGCGCTTCAGGGGCACGTCAGGCGCCTTCCTCGAGCTGGTCTGTCGTCTCGTGCAAAGCGCGCCGGGCACGATCGAGCAGCCATAGGACGTCAGGACCGCCCGCATAGCTCGACGCGAAATAAAACTCGCCCTCCGCGTCGTAGCCGATGACCACCGCAGCCTGAAGCTTCGCGCCTTTGGCCGCCTTCAGGACGCGCTTGACGGGAATGTCCAGCCGAGTGACGACCGGGAGCTCGACGACGTCGCCCATCACGCCCATGATCTTACCGGCCGGCGCTCTACTTCGCACCGAATCATATCGCGCTTCCACGCTGGCCAGCTGTCGACTTCCTTGCGGGCCTCATCGAGAATCCAGCGCCAGTCCATCACGCCTTCGCCCGCTTCTGCTGTCCGGGGGCGCCAACAGATGTCAGGCCAGTGGCCGAGGGCGGCGCGGGCGCGAGACGCTCGGCAAGTTGGGTCGCTCCAGGCTGGTAACCACCATCTCCAAGCAGCACCTTGATGCGGGCGAAATAGATGCCGCGGTCGATCCAGCCGCGCTCGAGGCCCTCCAGGTCAAGCTTGAGAGCCTTCACTTCCCACGCAGCGCGCTCGTCAGACATTCACGTTGCCTCCAAGGGACGAACCCCGCCGACCAGAGGGGCCAGCCTGAAGCCGGCGGGGCTGTCCATGCTTATCCGCGTCACGCAAGCGGGGTGCGTCTGGTTGCGGATGTCTGCCCGGTGGCTGGCGGGCAGGGATACCGACACGAGACGGGAATGGGAACGGCCTCGAGCCGGAATTCAGGCGGGGCCGGAACAGTGGCAACGCTCATGCGTCCATGAACGTCCCGTGCTCCGGCCCCTTTCAGGGTGTAACTGTATTTGGCGGGCGGGGCGCTACTCCCGCTGTGTCTCAATAGCCGCATGGGTCCGAACTTAGGGCCGCCGAAGCGGGAGGGGAATCATCACCCCTCTGCATCCAGTTTATTAGCTCGGCCGAAGCCGTCGCATCCCTCCGACATCTGCTTGTTAGGCAAATGCTGCACCTCCAACCCATTCGAGACTTGCTGCGGTCCCAGCGTGTCTGCTTTCCACGCCGCCGCCAAATTCGATCGGGCTACTGCTTGCCCTTACGCTGATCCCGCAGCGAGCCGTGGTGAACGGTGTGGCCGCCGCGCTTGTCGTTGTGGAAAAAGTCCGGATTCGTGTAAGCGCCGTGAACGGTCTGCATCCGTCTCTCCTGTGGATGGTTGCGCATGAGGACGGCCCAGCCCCCGACAGGCCCCAGCGGTGCGCGGGGATGCGGTACTGAGGCGAAAAGCCGTAGGGCTGGGCAAAAGGGATAAGGTTCGGTCTCTCCCTGATGTCACGCCCAAAGGTTCGACGCTATTGCTTGCTAAATGGCCGGTATCTAATCGGCCAGCTCGGCGCCTGGGATAGGACGTTTTGCCCGCTGCCTCGGAATTCTTGCACGCGCCCGACGCCCGTGTGCGCCACTTTCGGCGCGGGCGTCGGTGCAAATCACCCTGCAACATTAGCCCACTGCCCGGACGTTTTCAAGTGCTATTCGCACTGACGTCTCGGTTCCCAACAGGTCAAACAGGACTTCGACGCGCTGCCGTGCGTTTCCATTCTTGAGCTTGCCAATATGGCCGGCTAGAGGGCCGCGGATGACTTGGACTTTCGCGCCCTTGGGCAAGCGGGAGATTTCCGCGGTCTCGTCGAACATGCCCTGTTCCTCCGCTGTGTGAAGGTGCTCGAGCGTCCGTCCCGCCACCTTGCCGGGCCGTCCGTCCATGTCCATCAGGAAGCCGCGCAAGGCGGGGGCGAGGCGGTGCGGCCGTAGCAAGTCCTGGCTGTGCAGGAACACGAACAGATAGTTTGGAAACAGCGGGGCCACCGTCTCGACCTGGCGCCGCCCATTCCGCTGCCGGCGCCAGAACTTCCCCAGCGGGAGCCAGACGCGGTAATGCCCGGCAGACAGCGCGTCCGCAACGTCCTGTTCCCGGCGCGGGAGGGTTTCCGCTACGGCGTAGGAGAGGGACGGGTCGAAGAAGCCGTTAGCTGTCATTCGAACAACTCCGGTTGCTTGGCTGGGGGCTCTGCAGGCTGGTCAACGAACAAGTCGGGCTGCGCATAGGCTTCCTCGATGCGACGGCAGGCGATGTCGAAATAACGGGGCTCGATCTCGATGCCGATGAACTTACGGCCTAGCTTCGCGCAGGCTACGCCAGTGGTGCCGGAGCCCATGAAGGGGTCGAGGATGCTATTAGTCCCATTTGGCAACGTTTGCAGGCACCATGACATAACAGCTATTGGCTTTTGAGTAGGGTGAGCGCGATTATGTTCCTTGCCTAACAAGCCATTGTATTCTATGGTGACTTTCTTAACGGACTTGCGAGGAAGATTGGTCCACGCCAACTCGCAATCCCCAAACGTCGGCATGGTGTTGAGCTTATCCCATACAATCCAATGGCCCCCAACGGGCAACATATCTGCAAAGAAGTTTCCTCCAAATATAATTGCGTGCTTTGCGTGCTCCAGCATAACGTCAAAGCACGCTTGGCTTGGTCGCTCTTTATCCCAGTCGTCATCTTCAAAGCGACGGCGGGCTATCGGTTTTCCAAAGCCCCCAAAGCCCTCAAAGCCCTTATCTCGCTTCACGCCATACGGCGGGTCGGTCACCACCGCGTCGACCTTCCCCAGCGTCGGCATGATCAGCTTGCAGTCCCCGCAGTACAGCGTGGCGTCCCGGATCTGGACCTTCGGACATGCCTCCAGCCGTTCCCGCATATCGTCCACAGCGACGTCGTAGGAGCGCCGCGCATCGTCTGAAGGGTCGTAGGCCATGACTATCCGCTTCCCCTCACCAGCGCTTCGCTATGCCCGCGTCAGCGGCATTCCAAGGATTGGCCTCGCCATTATCGATCAGATCGTCCATCCATTGGCCGAGGAGTTTGCAGTCTTGCCGCGTTCTGCCCCATGACGTGCCAGCCACCACTTCATCATCGAACACGAGGATAATGACACCCCGAGCTTCAAGCTTGCGGCCAAGTTCTCGGACCTGCGCAATGCTCATGGACTTGGTCATCGCTATGCCCGCTCACGTGATGGTTTGGTGGCGGACTTGCCGTGCCCCGTCCAGGCCCGCTTGCGGTGGGCCTCGCAGTAGGGCTTTCCAAGCTCCTCGACGGGATGTCCGCACATCAGCGTGTCAGGGCCGTCCGGTTCCCCGACAGGCCAGCAGCATTGGTTCTCACGGCGCTCGAGAAGCGTGACCGGGTCGGCCGGTGGCGCTTCCGGCTCGGGCTGTGCGGGTGGTGCGGGTTGGGCCGGCGGCTCGCGCTCGTCCTCTTTCCGCGCTCTCGGACCGGTCAAGGCATCGGCTACATTGGCAGCGCCGCGGGCGGGGCGTCGCCTTTGCAGTTTCAACAAGTCGCGCAGCTTATGGATTCTCTGCTCCACAGCCGTCCTACTTAATCCTACTGCTTCGGCGATTTCCTTCGCCTCAGCGCCTTCCGTATTCCACATGCGCACCAGAATTTCATCGCGCGGCGCCGTCCACTTCGGGTTTTCAAAAGCGTTGTAGCTCTGCCGATCGTGTAGCCCCAATCGACTGCCATGCCGGTGTTTCATGCCAATCACGGAATTGCGTGTGACTGGCCTCGATAAGCTCGGGCGAAATTCTCGATTGAGCTGCTCCGCAATTTGCGATGCCGTCATGCCGTCGTCGTTCCAGAGTGTGACGAAACGGGTTTCCATCGGCTCTGACCAGCTCATGAGGCGGCCCGTCCGTTAGCAGTTTTCAGCCGTGCTGCATGTTGGCGATAGCCGTGCAAGATGGTCGTGTGGTCGCGGTCCCCGAGAAAACGGCCAATCTCCGGATAGCTGTTGCCGGTCTCCTCCCGTATCCGCCACATCAGCTCGTGACGCGCGGCGACAACACTCCTGGTTCGGCCAAAGCCCCGCAGCAGTGCAATCGAAATCCCGTGCTTGTCCGACACCTGCCGCGTGATGGCCATCATGGGCGGCGACTTGGTGCCGTACCGGATGTACAACCGATTGAGTTCTTCGCGCAGATTGCTCACCCGCAACTCGAGAGCTGCGTTCCGGCGAACCAGCATCGCATTCGACGACGCCAGCTTGCGGATGATCTCGTCTTTCGTCTCCGGTCGTAGCCGCTCATTCTCTCGTGCCATCGGTGGTGTCCAGGTCATGTCGCGTCTCGCTCCGCTCCATTGCTGCTAGAATTGCCTCGCCAGGTCGGCATTGGGTGCGCGTCCAGTCGTGACCACCATGCGTGCCGGGATCGACGCCCTCACTGCCGCGGTAACGTTCCGGCGCATCGGCCCATCGGGGCTCAAATTCCGACGTGAACCTGTCCGTGCTGAGCCCATGGAAGTTGCGCAGTTCGTTCAACTGCCGGTTGTGCTCCTGACGAAGCCCGCGCCGTGCGCTCTCCTGCGACCGGGTCCATTCGCGGTTGTGCCGAACCAGCATGACCAGCCCCTCGGCAACGTAAGGATCGAACCCGCCATTCATGTCGCCAGCCTCCGAACAGACTTGCCCTTGCCGGCGTACTGCGCTTCAAGCTCCTCGAAATCGCCCGGCGGCCAAGCTGTCAGCACCGTGAAACGGTTTTGCCGGTCCATGAACGAAACCGGCTGCCTGTTCTCGACACGCCACTGTCGCCACGCTGCCCATTGCTCCCGCTGTGCTACGCGGTCAATGACCGGCAAGCTTCCTTCGACTTTGTGAATCCGCTTGGCGAGCTGGTGTATGCGATCCATGAACTCACGATCGGGCACCGTCATGCCGTCGCCTCCTCGCGAACGTAGTTGCCATCGAGGACCTTGTTGAAATTCTTAGGCCCGAGCAGCCAGTCGAAGTCCGCCGTCCATCCGCTCGGATTGTTGCCGAGGCACCAGTTGCTTTCCGCAAGCCGGTAAAGCATGTCGTTCCAGCCCTCGATGCCGTGCTCCTTGAGGCGGGCTCGCAGGTGGCGCTTGCGCTGTTCGGTGAGTTTTCGAGGGATCGGAAGTTTGAGATCGCTCGCCATCTGGACGTAGTTGTCGAACGCCTTCTGGACGGGCAACTTTTCGGAAGAAAGTTGACAAGACCCGTTAGGGTCTAACTCTTCTATGGGTGTGGGTGTGGGTGTGGGTGTGGGGGCATTGCGTTCGCATTGCGGGGGCGGTGCGTCCGCATCATCGGTTTCGTTGTTTTTCAACCATCTAGCTTGTGCAGCCGCACTGCTTTGCTGAGATTTTTTGCGAACAAAACGCCACTCTTTTTGAAGGCGTTTCTGTCTCCATTGCCCATTTTCGACCATCCAGAGCATTTCCATGACCGGCCGCAAACGCGTCCTCCAGCGGTGCACGGTGATGGACAGCATGCGCGCGATGAACTTGTCATCGTCCCGGAATTGGCACTCCGGCGAGCGCCACGCGAACTGCATCAGGAGGATCATGCAGCCGTGCTCCTCGAGACTGAGCCGCGGGTGCAAATCCGCCAGATAGGCGTCCGTCCAGAGCGGCAGCGCGGGATAGTCGGCCATCTCATATCAGCCCCTTGTCCCTGGCGAGCCACTGGCGCATGGTGGCGACGGACAGGCGCTCAGAAACGAACTCGATCTCGCACTGGCTCTTGGGCAGCCACTCCCGCCGCCTGCCGTCGTCGACCAGCCACGCCTTATCCGTCTCGCGAATCACCCGGCACTTGATGTCGACGAGATCGGACTTCATCCCGCCACCCGCTCGATGATGACCTTGACCTGCCCCTTGGGCGCGTCGCCCCACACCCGGCTGCGGATATCCGGCACGAGCTGGTCGTCATCGTCCTGGATCACGCCATGCCTCACGAACAGGTCTTCAACAGCCTTGATGAGGTTGCTGGCGTCGCGCTTGCGCTTGTCGGGGCGCTGGTACTGGATCTCGATCGCGACCGGCGAGAGGAAGCGCGGCGGTCGCAGGATCATCAGCTGCTTGCCGGCCTCGGTAATCCAGTTGCCGTAACGGCTGGCCTTCCGGCGGCCGTTCCCTGCGTTCTCGTACAGGTTGTTCGAGCTCGGCGGGAAGGGCAGGTGGCACTCCCACCGCTCCACGCGCTTGCGGGGCTCTAGCTCGTGCAGGGTGGCTGTCATTTGCACGACCACCCCTTACGAATGCAGTATTCTTGGACCCTCCATCGCGGCTTACCAATCGCCCACCGAAGTATAGGCGCCGCATGAACAATAATGCCGGCCGGCCCTTCAATTACGCCCGCATAGAAATGCGGTGCATCGATATGCCAAAGCCGTCCTTTCTGGTGCATGGTGGCCGTCACTGGACGGGCTCCGCGAGCTTGACCAGGGCCTCGTCCGACAGCACCGCATCGCGGGGGACGAACAGCTTGCATTGCTCGTTCCGAACGCCGTTGACGGGAATGAACGTGTCCAGGATGCCGCGGTCGTCGTCGTAGTTGTGCAGCAGATGGGCCATCCAGACGGGACAGCTCTGCTCCCGGTCGTGGTGGCAGCGCATGCACC